GGATTATTGTTCTATTACCGTAAAACTGAGTATTTAGATTTCCATCAATTACAACACTTACAGCACTTTCTCCAAATGTTGAATACCCTGTATTATCAATTAGGTATTGTAGAGAACCTGTTACTTCTTTGTCAGTAACAATTACCCTTGTGTTTTCATCAATAATTTGGAAAGTAGGATTATCTCTAATTGCATCATCAACATATTTTTTGTTTGGAATATCGTCATCGTCGGTAACAAAAGTTTCATAGTTATTTGTTCCTGTTACCGTTACTACTCCATCGCCGTAGCCAATCAAAGTAAGATCGGGTGCAGCAGTATCAGTTGTAATTTTAGAAACTCTTAATGTTGTATTTGCGTAATTAAATGTTCCTGACGGAGATCCAAATGCAATATTAAAAGAATCGTCATTTTCGTCATAAAATAACGAAGCAGGTAACTCAGTGCCTCTATCTACCTGTAATCCAGAATAACGTAAAGATACACCTGCTCCTGTTTCGCCGTAGTTTAATTCAATAATGTTGTCTTTAACATTTAAATTTTCTGCTTCGACAGTTAGCGTATCACCTTCAACAATCAAATTAGCAGTGATAATAACTTGTCCGCCAGCCGTAGGAGGCCCAACGTCAAGTTTAATAGTTCCACCTGACTGAGTCTTAACTGTGTAATCACCATTTGATTGTAAAAATTGTGCCATCTATATTCCCTTTAGTAATACTATACGTCTGGATGAATCATCATCAACTTCCCAATTATAATATCTATTCTCAAAATCTTTCATTACGTTGTCAATAATTTCTTTAATAAAAATCCAAACATATGATTTTAGAACTAATGCTGATAATGACATTTCATTATCTTCAAGTTTACTTATATTTTTTTCTACAAGTTTACAAATGCCTATGTTGCCTTCATTATCCTCTACCTTAAATTCTGAGTTTGAAAGTTGTGCTAAGACGTTACCTTTATCGCACGCCTTAGCACTTTCAATTTTAACTGAAACAACCAAGTCTTTTAGGTTTTTTAAAAAATCCCAAAATACATTAATTGGTGGTTCCATCCTCAGTTATCCTTAAGCGTCGTCAGTGAAGTCTGTATCGTCTGTGCCAACTAATGTGTTATCATCACCAGCCTCTTCAACTTCTGCTGCACCATCTGAAGTAGATGTGCTAAAGTTCCACGGCACTGACAATCCGTCATATGCATTAGAACCAGTTGCACTTGGTGCTACTAGTGTTGCTTTTTTTGCAGAAATTTTGCTTACGCCATAAGTTTCACCGTCGTCCATTTTAAAAGAAATAGACATTTCACCTGCTGTTAACGCCGCAGGTAATACACCTGTTTTTAAAACACAAGTAAATTCACCTGCTGTTTCAATTTCTTCACAAACAAACTTCTTTGAGCCTTTTTGTTTTACAATATAACCTTCTTTAACTGCTGAGCCGTTATGAAAGTTTACCTTGATTTCGTTTCCGCCTGCTGTAGGACCTGTTCCTGCTACTGCGAAAAATCTTTTATTAAGTGGTCTTCCCATTTGTTTTCTCCTATCTAAGTAGTCCTATGCGGGTTCTATCCGCTACGCTGTGGGTAAACAGCATAAGTCCGCCTTGCGGCTCGCTATCTGACACAAGTATTTATCTTTTAGATAATAAAGCCATTAGCTCTACTTTACTAATAGTAGATAGCAAAGAGTTTATCTTGTCTATTTCTAGTTGTGCGTTATCTATGGCGTGAGGACTTTTAGTCTGTTTGTATTTGATGAGATGATCCATATAATTCTTCATATGAATATCAATTGAATCTGATATACGTCTTACATCATGACTAAACATAGGAAAACGTTTACGCCACTTTTGCAATTGAATTCTTAACTTGTCAAAATCTTTATGGCTTTCAATTTCGAGCATATGTATATTTAACACTCAAAACACTGTTTTGTCAAGTCAAAAAAAAGGGCGACATAAAGCCGCCCTTTTTAATATACGTAATGTAAGTTTTACTTACGCAAAACGTAGGTTTGCTGATGTTACACCAACTTTACCTAGGTAGTCTGCTGCATTACCTAGTGAAGATGCAGTGTTTGTTAACTCTACATATCCATATCTAGTCATGAACGAAACTACTGGTTCGAAAGTGCCTGGATCAAGAACAACACCTGAAGACATTAGCGGGATGTATGGGCAGTAGAATGCCGCTGCATCTGACTCGCTTGAGCCTTTGTATCCAATTAGGACATCATCAGTTGTTGCATAACCGTTTACGTAAACTTTCATTGCACTGTTTAGTGTTCCAACGAACTTAGTGTTTGTTGGTGCTTCAAAAGTGCCTTCAGTTGTTCTAGCGAACGCAGAAGTAGTAGCAGATTGTAACAGAGTTAATACTGTTGGTGAAACAACAGCCCAGTTACCTGCGCCTCTTCTTGTTCTCTGTGCAATCAAGTTAGCAACACGATTGATTTGAACTGCTAAAGCAGCATGTTCATCACCAACGAATGTTGCAGTTCCTGATACTGCTGCTTGATCATAAGTCAACGCAGTTCCTGCAAGAGTGTTCAATGAAGTAATAACTTCTTGGTCGATTTCAGCAGTAATTTCCTGCGCTAACGCAGCCATTACTTCAGCCTCGATGTCAATGCCCTGTTGAGCTTGTGCATCTTGAGCTGCTTCAAACGTCCAACGAGCACTCAATTTACGAGTTTTCGCTTCAACGGTTTGTTTCAAGATCTGAATTGAAAGTCTGTTTCCAGCCTCACCTTCTAACGAAGCAGTTGAACCTGCTTTGATATCATCGTTACCTGAGTAACCTTCAGCAATCTTGAATGGGGATAGTGCTTCTTCACCTGCTACTGCGCCAGTTCCTGATGCACTTGTGAATGCATCTGCGTATCTAACACGTAGAGTATGAATTTGCCCTACTGGTCCAGTCATTGGTTGCACACCAACTAATTCATTTGCGATGACAGTTGGCATTACACGTCTGATCACTGGAAGGATCACACGATTTAATGTTGCGACGTTGCCGGCAGAAGTTGCACCTGCTGTTGCAGACTCTGACAAATACTTACGGGTATTTTCGAGAGTTGCTGCCATAACAGAACGCTTGTTACCTTGAAGACCTTCTAAAAGGGCATCTTTGGTTTCTGACCAGCGACTTTCTAATAGTTGTGACATTGTTGTTCTCCTTAAACTTTTAGTCCCGCAAGTCTGCGGATGTCAAAAATCTCAGCGGTCTTTTGCTCCGAACCGCTTACTTGTGCCTGTGTTTTATCGCCTGTTACTTCTTTGCCTTCTGTCAACGCCACCTTTTCTTTCTTAGGCATATTTCCTTCCATTACGGCTGAAATATACTTGTCAAAGGTTGCGTGTAATTTATCTGTCTGCACAGATTCTAAAAGTTCGCTCATAACTTCGCGTTTATCTTTAGAAAGAGGTGACATCAATTCTGACATTACTTCTTTTCTTTGCGCGGAGTCATTCATGCGAGCAATTTCAGTCTCTTTGCTTTCAACTAACTTCTCTGCTTCAGCCGCTTTGGCTTCTGCTTCTTTCACTGCTTCTTCTTTTTGTTTTACAACTTTAAGAAGTTTTGCTGTTTCAGATTTTTCATTAAGATGGCTAGTTGCGTATTCGCTTGCAAAACTTTCAAAAATTCTGCGACCGAAATCATTTCTACGTGCTTCCTCGATATCTTCTTTTAACTGAGTCATTTCAGATTTAATACCTTTCGATACTGTTTCCTGAACTGCATCAGATGCCTTCTTGATAAAGTCTTTCTTAACAGATTCAAATTTAGCCTTGCTATCTCTAACAAGTTTAACTTTTGTTTCTGCTAAGTCTTTCTTATCAGCATGGAATTCTGCGATTTCTTTCGCCAATGAATTCACAATAAAAGACTCAAGTTTAGCAACGTTACCTGCTACATTTTTACGATCTTCGCGTAGTTCAGCAAGCTCTTTCTTCAAGTTATTAAGCACAAATGATTCCATTGCTTTAGAATCTTTTTGCATTTTACTTGCATACTTTGCTCTTGCTTCAATAAGTCCTTGGCGGTCTTCAGCAAATTCAGATAGCTCAGCAGTAATTCTGTCTGAAAGCATCTTTTCTACTGCTTCAACCATTGCGGTCTTATCATGATCATATTTCTTCGCAAATTCTTCACGTAATTGTGTACAGATTTCATCACGGTTTTCTTGAACGGCAGTTTCCCAAGCGGATTCAATCTCCGACTTAGTTTCTTCGGAAATCACATTGTTTTCAAACAATTGTTTTACAAAGTCTAGCATGTGATATTCTCCTTAAGATTTAAGACCTTGAATTAAATTTTTCAAGCTCTCTGCTATATAACGTTGTGCCTGTGCGTCGCCTTGGACTTCTTGTGCTACTTTAAATGCCTGGTAACCACCTTTATTATTCATAAGGTGCTCATAAACTGGTGTTGGATAGGCGCCTGGCGCACTTGGTTGTGCTACCACATCCACTGTAATAATTTCAAATCCTTGAACATTACCACCTGGATCAACTTCGCCTGAACCGCGACTAGAAACTCCTAATTTTACTCCCGACTCCAACATGGTCGTTACTAATTGACCCATTGGAGTTGGAAGCATTTTAAGTTTTCCGTAGCCGTTAGGACCATCCATCCACATTTTTGTAATCATGTGTGATACACGGTCGAGGTTGATGCGTAAATCTTGAGGATGATCAACTTCACCTAGCACTGAATACCCCCCAGAAATCTGTTCGTTGAGCGTCTTGACAGCCCTATCAATTTCTTTTGAAGAATAAACACGCTGGTTAGCATTACGAATGTCACCTTGAATGCAGATGCCACTCAAATGTAATGTTTTACCTTCGCCT